ACGACGTAGTAACTGTCGAAGTCCAGAGCCTTGTCACCGAACTGCACGAACCCGCCGCTCGTCCACGACACCAGCGCGGTGGTGTCCAACGGGACGCCAGTGTCGTAGCCCCTGAGCGACAGCGTATTCAGCGCAGGCGTTGAGTTGACCGTGTAGAAACCATCCGTGAACGTGCCAGTGTTCCACGTGCCGCCATCCACGTAGACAGGGTCGCCGATGCTCAGTCCGTGGTTCCCGACGGTAGTCGCCACGCCAGGGTTGGCAGCCGTGAACGCCGTGATGTTGATCGACTCGCCGCGGTTTGCCGTGGCCGTCAACCCAGTGGGAGTTGACACGCTTGAGGAGAAAGAAATCGTCGTGAGCGTCCACGTGGTCGCCCCCAGCCGGCGCAGCTCACGCGGCGCGTAGTTCGGGTGTACGAGCGTCAGCACGTCGGCCGACTGCACGTAGTGGATGTCGAACAGGTCGGCCTCGGCGTAGGGATTCGGGATTTCGTAAATCCCTGCCGGCAGCGGATACCAGTACGTCGCGTTCGGCGGCGCGTTGCCCGTGGTCGCCGCGATGCAGTAGTAGTTCACGCCGCCCGACGAGACAAGCGCACCGATCGCATAAGTCGTGGCACCGTTGTACGCAGCAGGCGTTCCCGGCCCGAGCGTCGCACCCTGCGTGTGGAACCGAAAGTACCCCGCGCCAAGCTCGAGCACCAGCGTCTGCGTGGTGCTGAACGTGAACGGAAGCAGGCGCGTACGCTTCGTGCTGTCCTTGACCTCGCGCACGAACGCCGTGCCGGGGCGGTTCTCTGCCGGCCCCTGCGGCAGCGCGATGAAGTTGAGCAACTTCGCCGCGCCCGTCTGGAACTTCACGTCATCGATCCGCCCCCACATCTCGGGCGAAACCTCGCCGCCCGCGAAGGACCGTGTGTACGTGCGGGTCAGCGCCATATCAGCGTCCAGAAATCCACGAGGTGATGTGACCGGGCTTCACGTCGCGCTGGTTGGCGTCAGACATGCGGGCCTGTCCGAGGTAGATCGCGACCATCTGGAGGCATCGCTGCCCCTGCCGTGCGCCCTCCTCGCCCTTCACAACGGGACCGGCAAGGAATGACGCGAGCTGCCACGACAATGCGATGGTGAACATCGGGTCGAACTTGGTCGAATCGCTCACGAGCGCCTGATATCGCAGGAGCGCATTCTCTTGATTCGTGTAGATGACCTTGTTCCCGAGCGTGTCCGTCTCAATCACGTATTCCTGCGGCACGTACACGCCGGCGGTCGTGATGGGTGGGTTCGTCCATCCGAAGCCGTAGCGGTCGGCGGGGTATGCGCGGACGGAGTAGTCGTTCTCCGCGTCTGGCGGAAGCACAGCCACGGCGGTCATCATGTCACCGGGGCATGCGTAGGAATACTTCCACATGGTGTACGGCATCGTCACCTGCGCGAGGCTGACGCGCCGCGATGCGAACGACCACGTGTGCATCTGGAGGAGCATGTCACGTGCGCTCGGATAGAACCGGGCGCAGTGCTCGGCCTGCGCTGATCCCTCCGGCGGGTCGATGCTTGCGACGGTGGCATCGTCACCGAGGTGCGCGAGCGCGAGGTTGCATATCTCGACAACCGATGCCATACGTGCCTCCCGTAGGACGGGAGGGGCGCCGTGGTTTCCCGCCGACGCCCCTCCCTGTTCACTAACTCGTTACAAGCTCACTCCGTGCCTGCGGTTTCGGCCACCTTGCCCTTGCGGAGACGGCGAGGCGGCGCTTCGGACACGGTCGGCTCGGGTTCCGAACGCACGCCCTCGATGTACTCGAGGTGGTGGTTGTGCGGTCCCGTGTACTCGAACACGTCTCCGGGATGGCGAAGCCCGTTGTCCACGAAGCAAACGACTTTGGCTCTGACCTTCGGCATGGATTGCTCCTATCAGGACACGACGAATCCGCCCGCATAGTTGCGGCGGTCCTGGATGTCCAGCACGATGTCACCACGCACAGTACCTGCCGTGTACGTGCCAGTCGTGACCAGGTTCGCACCAAGGTAACGCTGGAGCGAACCGCCGAGTTGCTGCTGCGGCGTGATGCGGACCACGATCTGCGTGCCGACCGTAAGGCTGGCAGTCGCAATCGGTCCAACCTCGCCGCACACCAGCGGTGTGGTATCCAGGTTGTCGGTGCTATCCGTCACCGCCTGGAACGCAACATTGGTACCACCGGCAAACGCAGTGGTGACGGTGAAGATCAGCAGCAAATTACTGCCCGCACCGACATCCACAGTCTGCGTTCCCTGAGCGATGGTGTACAGCGAGCCGCTTGCGGTCGCCACGTAGTTGGTGTTGGAACGCAGATCGACGACATCCGGCAGGTCATGCGTACCAGCCGAAAGGCTTGCTCCGGTTGAAAAAGAACCGAGCGAGAGGTTGTTGTCAAGAATCATTGTGTGTGCCTTTCTTTCTCGGTCCTATCAGGACACGACGGCTTCGGTGTTGATGAGCTGATCGACGCGACGGCAGGGAACTCCGAGGAACGACAGCCACGAGGTCGGCGTGCCGAACTGCGAAAGACCCTGATTCACGGCGAGAACGTTCTGGGCGCGGTCCATCGCCTGAATCGACAGGCCGGCATGGACGGTACGGTTCATGTAGAAGGCCGGACGACCCATCGCCATGTTGGGGATGCGGTACAGGGCGCGAGCCATGCACTTCACAAGCTGCGTGGTGGTGTTCGACGCCTGCGTGCCAATAGTGGCCTGGAGATCGCTGATGTCGATGTTCGCGATGCGAACGACGTAGCGCCAGTCCTTCACCACCAGGCCGTTCTTCCACTGGTAACGGGTCGCATACGCCTGCATGCGCTCCGTCGCCGACGCCGTCGCGGCACCGGAACTGGATGGCGTGTAGACGGTCTGCTCGCCGAGATCCTCGTGCATGAGGCCGGCCGTCGAACCCTTCGGGAAGGGGCAGTAGACGGTGTTGTCACCCCAAACGACGAGGTAGACCGAGGTGTTGTCCGAGCCGCTGCCGCCGGCAGAGATGACGTTCTGACCATTGGTTGCGGACGTGGACGAATACCGAGCCGCAAGACCGAGGTACGACTTCGGCTCGATGGCGGGGTTGCCATAGAACATCGTCGCAGCCTGCGTCTGGTTCATGGCCTCGAGGAAGGCCACGTCCTCGGACAGGCGGAACTGCGCGGTGTTGCCGTTCAGCATGGCGAGATCCTTATCGACCTCGCTGCGAGCCTCGAGGATGCCGCAGGCCTCATCGACCTGGGCAGTCGTGCTCTTGCTGCTCGGAACGCCCTGGTTCAGGGCACGCCAGTACACGGCTGGGAGGCCGGTGCGGATGATGACGCGCTCGCCGGTGGGCAGGTTGCCCTCCTTGAAGACGGCGTCCTCGAGGATCTCGTTCGACTGCGAGAGGAGCTCCGCGATGACCGGGACGCGGCCCTCGGGATCGGTGCGCTTCGCCCAGTCGGCGAGCGTCAGGTTGGTGCTGGAAAGAACTGCCATGGTGGTTTCCCTTTCGTGGGTTTAGGTGCTGGTGGAGTACAGGGCGTCGGCGAGGTCATTGAACGAGCGGGGTCCGGCCGGTCTGGCTTCGCCCTTGTTGCCCGTGACCATGCTGTCCTCGCTGATCGCCTTCCCGGCGCGGAACATGAACCGGATCACTTCCGGGTGGTTCCCGAGGCCGGACTCGTTGAGCAGGCTGCGGAGTTCGGAGGTGCCGAACGCATCGAGCGCCTTCTTCGCCACGGACAGGTTCTCCGACAGACGCTCGCCGCCAAACTCCTTGTCGGCCTTGCTGCTGTCGGCCCATCCGGTGCGGACGGCCTCGATCTGCGCCGCCTGACGTTCAGCCAGCTTGGGGCCGACTGCGTCAAGGACGCGCTGCGCGGCTTCCTGCGACAGGTTCAGCTCCTTCGCCACCTTTGAGTACTCGGCAATGACCTCGGAGTCGAACGTTCGACCCTCCGGTGCCTTGAACTCGTAGGTTTCCGGCGCGGTCGGCTTGGCGTCGGCTGGTGCCTCGGCGGCCTTGGCGTCGTTGGCTTCAGGAGCCTTGCCGGCAGCGGCCGCATCCGCGGCTTGCCGGCCCTGGGTCGTGGTCGCCTTCTGCTCGCTGCCGTAGAGCTTCTCGGCCGTCGCCGAGACAACTGCGGCAGCATCGGATGCGGGAGCGGCTGTGGTGTTGGTTTCAGCCGTTTCCATCATCGTTGGTTCGTTCATCGTGTGCCTGTTCCTTCATCATTGCCGGGTATTGCTCCGGGCAGAGCGCATGGACCATGCCGAGCATTCGTAGCCCGTAGTTCCTGCCGCCCTCCGCGAATGCCATCGACATCGCGTTGGTGTTGAAGGAACTGCGGAACACGCCCGCCTGGTCCAGCAGCCGCCACACAATGCGACGGCCTCGCTTGCTGGACATGAGCCACTTCACGTCGGCCTCCTCGTTCTGCCGTTCCAGACGCTCACGGAGCTCTTTGTCGGCTCTGTCGCGCTCCTGGCCCCGCAGGTCGAGGGGGTCGTAATTGCTCACGGCGGGACTGTATCCCTGTGGCTAATGCTTACGGGTACTGTTAGACCTCAACACCAGAGGGCGACCCGTACCCCGAGAACATGTTCATCACGTCGGTCAGCGCGTTCTGCTGCCCAGTCGGTGCCTGCGCCATGTTCTTGACGCTCTGCGAGGTCTGCTGAAGCGCGGCTGCCTGTTCCTTCGCAGCCATCGCCTGATTGCGGGCGTCGCGCAGAAGCGCGACCTCCTTGTCGGCAACGATGAGCGACGGGTCCACGCCGAGCATGTCGGCGTATACGTCGGCCCACTGGTCCTGGTCGAACTTGTCGAGGATGTCGGGCTTCATGCGGGCGATGGCCCCGAGGTTCCCGACGAAGCGGTCCACGGCGTTGGTGCCGATGGCACGCTGCGCCTGCGCCAGCATGCTGACGAACTCGACGTTCAGGTCCATTCCCTGCAATTCCTGCGGAGCCGGCGGCAGTGCCCCCGACGCCACCATGCGCGTGAACGTGATGTCCACGAGCGGGGACAGCAGCTCGTTGTGCAGGCGCTCGAGGACAGGCCCGAGCATGAGGAGCTTCTCCTCGTGGCGCTCGGCGACCTCGGTGGCGGTCATGCGGGTGTTTGGGGTATTGGCGAGCATCAGGAACAGGTCCGCGTAGAACGAACCACGCACTCGCTCGCGGCAGTCCATGATGTCATTCAGCAGGTACTGGAGGTTCAGGTTGACCTCGAACGCGGTCTTGATTCCGTTCGACTGCCCGTCGTAGTACGACACTCCGCCCGGGAGCGTCTCCACGTCGCGGTTCTTCATGGACGCCGGCACCTGAAGCGGCGGCTTGGTCTGGTAGTCGATGGCCTGCGCCTTGCGGAGCTGCTCGTGCTGGAGCTGCTTGATGTCTCCGAGCGCCTCCATGCCGGGGCTGTTGCCGTAGATGTCGCCGCCAACTACCGACCAGCGTGGGCAGAGCGCCGGGAAGTACTGGAACCCGCTCTCGCGCAGGAACACGCCTTCCTCGCCGCCGACCTCGAAGTAATACGAACCCCACGGCATGTTCTTGGCGTCGCGCTTGCCGATGTCGCGGTCGGCGCGAGGCTCAATGGCGTGGATCACGGGCACCCACTGGTCGAGGTTCCCGGTGCGGTACATGTTCTGCACCGACACGCTGCACTTCTCGAGGCCGAACTCCTTGACCACCTGCGAGACGGTCATCTCGAACTCGCGGTACAGCGTGCAGACGCGACCCTTTGCGTCGGTTGAGATGCAGTACTCGCCGCAGGTCAGCGGGTAGTGGTGGATGACGCTCTGGTAGTCGGGGAGCAGGATGGTGGCTGCGGTGCCGAACGTGCCGAGCTCCTCGTACATCTGATGCAGCGCGTTGTAGGTGTTCGACTTCTGGAACACGCGCTGCATGCGCTTGGTCACGTCATCGAGCCAGAGCTTGACCGGGTCGTAGGAGTTGAGTTCCGGGTCCGGCGTGGCAAGGCGGAACCACTGCCGTGCCGGCGATGTTGCACCCGACATCATGCCTGCGCCGAGGACGCGCAGGGCGCGGGTGCCGGTCGAGTCGTAGATGTTGTTGTGGCGGCGGTAGCCGCGGTCGCGGTCCTGCCGGAAGTAGCGACCGTTGCGCGGCAGGATGTAGGAGGTGAGTTCCTGCCAGTGCGCGTACCAGGACGCCCGCTCGCTCTTGAGTTGGCCCCACCGGGTGAACAGTCGATCCCGCGTGGGAGCGCCGGGATACGACGAGTTGTCTCCGGTGTACTCGCTCATTTAGCCCCCAAGGAGAGAGGTGCGGCCGAGCTGAAGTTCCTGCGGATTGACGCCCATCGGCCCGGTGAGCATGGTGCTCGAGGGTCCGCCACCCATCTCGGCGGCGGCACGTCCCATGATGTCGGCGACGGCGGGCTCGGCGCGGTTTGCGGCGGCCATCGCCTGCTGACTGCGGCGCTGTTGGCTGCGAGCCTGGGCAGCTGCGGCGTCCTGCGCCTGCTTCTGCTGGCCCATCGCCTGCCGCTGCATCTTGGCACCGCGTTCGCCGGATGAGATTGCGTACCCGGTTCCCGCGGCGGCTGCCGCTGCCGATGCTGCTGCTGCTGCGATTGCAATCTCAATTCCCATATCAAAGCTCCTTCATCATTACGATGTCAGCCTGCACGTATCCGTGGCGGGCCATTGACTCGTGCAACTTGGTTCCTGATCTTGTGTGCCACAACACGCGGCACGCACCGCGTGACTTTGCCTCTTGTTCCGCAGCACGAATCATTCTTCCGCCCGTAATGCCGCGGTATTTCGGTGCAACGAACAATGCATCGTTTGAGGCAATGATGACTGACGGATTATGCATGGTCGGCGTAACGAGCATTGTGCAATATCCAACAAGTCGTTCTCCGTCGAATGCCGCCAGCGCAAACATAATTCCGGCATCAACTAAAGCCTGATACCGCTCTGCCGAAGGATCGAACGGAAAGTCAAATCCCGTTTCGGCCCAGTTTGAACCAATCAGCTCACGAATTACGGGAATCCACTCGAGTGGCTGGATGTTCCGAATAGCCACCATGACTGTAGACCTCCGTCTAGCGGTTACGGGTACTGATCTCTTCGTACGGGTCGTAGTCGGTCGGTCGCGTGTCGATCTTCTCGCGCACCTCGCGTGGCAGCATCTTGGCGACCGGGTAGGCGAACGTGAGGCAGAGCGCGTCGGCCATGTCCGGGCTGCCGCCGCCCTGGAGCCGCTTCTTGATTTCGTCCTTCGACTCGAGCACGCGCTTGCCGGCGGCGTCGTACCAGTAGATCGGCGTGCTGATTTCCTGCTTCAGCGTGATGTCGTTGGGGATTGAGCCGCCCGCCTGTATCCACTCTCGTATGGCCCACCACATCTCGGTGCGCTTGTTGACGAACAGGTTGGCGTAGGTCGCCTTGCCGCCGAACGGCACCTCGGTCACGTCGTAGCCGAGCTGCCGCAGGCGGTCGATGACGCCAGCGCCTGCCCCGGCGTCGATGAACACGGCGTCCGGGTCGCGGTCCTCGATGACGTTGGCGATGGCTGCGGCGAGCGCCATGTTGTCGATGCCGTGATGGACGATGGGCGGCTCCATGCGGAGCCCCTGGCGCAGGACGATCACGCTGCGGTCATCCCCGAACCGGGCCGGGTCCACGCCGACGATGAGGGGCTGGTCGATGATGTCGCCGTCCTGGTACTGGCGCTGCGCGGCGTTCTCGGCGTCGGCGAGCGCAATGAGCTGATCGTCGCCTGCTGCGCTAAAGTCGCACAGGTATTCGCGTGCGAACGCAGCCTCGGGCATGTCGCGCTCGAGGCGCTTGACCTCGTCGGGCGCGAGCGCGTCGGTGTCGTAGACCGTGTACTTCGCCGCATACCAGTCCTCGAGGGAACCGCTTGCGGCGCGGTAGTAGAGCTCGCTGAACAGGTTGATCCCGGCGGGGGTGCCGATGAACAGCGCCCAGCCGCGGCGGTCGGACAGGGCGGGCTGGATGATGGCCTCCCATACCTCGGGCTTGATCTGCGCGACCTCGTCGATGACGCAGCCGTCGAGCCGCACGCCACGCAGGGCGTCGGGGTTGTCGCCGCCGAACAGTCGGATCGTGGCCTTGTTCGACTTGAACGTGACGGCGAGGTCGGCCTCGTTCACGTCCACGGACCCGGTGCGGATGAACGGGTCGATCTTCTGCTTCAATCGCGCCCAAGCGATGGCCTTGGCTTGCTTTAAGAACGGGGCCACGTACACGAAGAACCCGAGATCCGACTGGCACTTCACTGCCCGGTGGAGGAGTTCCATGAGGGCGAGTTCGGTCTTGCCGGCGCGTCGGTGCAGGGCGAGGACGGTGAACCGCCGGCGCTCGAGGTGGCACCGCCGCTGCCAGTCCCGAGGCTCGTATCCGAGGCGGATGGTCTTATTCGCCATCCGGGACGCCGGTGATGACGTTGAGGGTGATTCCGCCGCCGTGATCTACGGCGACCTTCTCGCCATACTTGGCCGGGTTTGCCATGCGGAGGATCTTGAGCTTGGTGTCGATCTGGTATCGACGCCACGCGGCCTGGACGGGCGTTTCCGGCTCGATGTCTGCGATCTCCCCGCACTGCTCAAACATGGCCTCGAAGCCTGCCTCGCGTGCGGCCTTGTAGTGGGTAAGAAACTCGTGGTCTGTATCAAGCCAATTGACGATGGTCCGTCTTGTTGGCTTGCCCTTCTGTTCGCAGTACGCGAGCAGGGTCTTGCCTTGGGAGATCCACGCAAGTACCTCGCTGGCAAATGGTTCAGGTGCCTTGGTTAGGGCTGGCCGGCCGATCTTTCGCTTGACGAGGGCGTTTCCAGTCGGCAGGGAGAGAGGCGCGGCGCTGGTAGCGGCAGATTTTGCTGACGGTGGTCCAGCGGAGTCCGAGGGCTTTGGCGATGCGACGATAGCCCCATCGGTGCTCTTCGTGGAGCTCTCGGATCTCTTGGATGACTTCGTCGGGGATCGTGGCATTGTGGTGTGTTTCGCCGACGCGGCGGCCGTTCTCACCGTAGGCCGCGAGTTTGGTCACTTGCGCTTCTTGCCCTTTGCCTTCACGTCTGCGCGGTTGAACTTCTTGGCGACGGACATGGGGACGCCGACCTTCTTGGCAAAGCTGCGGCTGTGGGCAGCGGCTGCCATGAGCCGTCGCTGGGCGGGTGACTTGCTGGGCATTACGTGGATTCCTTCGGGGTGAGGGTGATGCGGAGTCCTGCGGCATCGGCGAGTGTGATGGCGGAGTCGAAGGTGGCGGTTCGCTTCCCGATGACGGGCGCGGTGGACAGCAGGCACATCACGGTATGTGCGCGGAGTCTGCCTTGCTGCTCGAGGTCGCGTGCGACCTGGCTACGGGTGCGTCCCTGCGACACCACGGCCGTGGTGACGGCCGCCTTAAAATCGTCATACGAATGGATATCCATTGCCCGCAGTATATCAGGCTTTGCACACGGGTTCGCCGAAATCTTCGCTCGTTGCTGCCCAGATCAGGCGCGGGGTGCCGGGGCCGAGTTCGTTGGTTTCGATGTTGTCGGTGACGAAGGTGCGTGCTTCGCCGATGGACATGTCGTGTTGATCGCGCAGGCGGGCCGCAATCATGTCTGCCGAGTATACGGCGACGGGTATTCCTGCTCGGTCGGTGGCCTTTGGGTACATGACGCCGAGGAGGCAGTCATCCATGTTGGCGAGGAGGATGGGATGTCGCCGCCGTCGCATGGCGGCAGTTTACCGTTGCGTGTTACGGAACCTGTGGATTCTTGCGGCAATACTCAATGGCGATGGCGGTGACGCGGCGCTGCCCTGGCGTGTCGGTCTGGAGTGACAGCAGGCCAAGCCGCTCGCGGCAGTGTGCCAGTTCTGTCGCCGTCGCCGTCGCCAGCAGTTCGTCGGCCCACTCCTGCCAGTCTGCGACCTCCTGTTCAGTCGGCCCATGCTCGAGCGCATAGCGGCGCGGTTGCGGGGTCGGAACATCCGCGTAGTTCCCGCCGGTGATGCGGCAGTACGCCTTGTGGATCGCGGTCACGTCGGGGATGGTGTTGCGGTCAAATCGGTGGGATCGGATGCACTCGCGGAGTTTGTCCTGGTCGAGGTGCAGCCATCGGCTGTTAAGCAGCGACGCCAGCTCATCGTCGGCTTTCCACTTCGGCCAGAGTCGGTGCATGAGCTTCTTGGTTTCAAGGAACGCTTCGTGGTCAGGCATGGTGGGTTCTCCTAGAACGGGAGTGAATCATTCCCTCTCCTCCTCCCCCCCTTCATCGAAGGGGGGGTAGGGGGGGATTCTTCTGTGGTTGTGGTTGTGGTTGTGACAGCCATCGATTTGCCATTGGGGTGGCCATTGGGGTTGCCATTGGCCACCCCATTCCCGCGTCCCCAACGGGCCTCCGCTCCGCGCTTTCCGTTCTCGGCAGCGGTCAAGTGGCGTTCGGTCACGCGCTGGCGCTCGCGCTCCATGCGTGGGTTGCATAGGGTGGCCATTGGCCCTGCCATCGGCGCGAACCGCGACCGGATCACCGCCCAGTCCGCCTCCGTCAGATCGCACCTCGTCAACGCGGCACATGCCCGATGGTCATCCGGGATGCTTCCATTCGTCCAGGCGTACATCAGAAGCTGGGTGTATGCCCACCCCTGCATGGGCGTCATGGTCGCCGTACTGACCAGAAAGTCGGTCGGGTACATCGGAAACCAAGGAAATTGCGTCGGCATCTCTTGCCTCGAAACGGCCGGGGTGGGGCAGGGAGCGGGTGCGGCGCACCTACCCCACCGCCGGCCTTGATTGGTTCGAGCAGTTGCACCCGCTCAGCCGGCAGTATACCATGTTCTCGTCAAGCGTGCCTCTCTGACGAGGCGAGGCGGTTGGAGCCGCCAAGCGCGGCGCGACTTGACAATCTAGCCCCCGGAAGCGCGGCCTGGTTGACGCAAGTCCCGGGCCGCGTTTGTTCTTACCGCAGCTGCATCCGCCCCCAAAAGTTGTATGCGTTCACCGAAACGCATACAGAACGGCTACGTTCCCGCAAACGGGAATAAGTAACTACTAGTAGTTCCCTTATCCAGGGCCAGTCGCAACACAATCTCAAGTAATCCCGACTAATTCGGGAAGAGTTCCGGTTGTTCATCATTGCCACGGCTTCACGCATATTCACGCTGCTTCACGCATATTCACGCGCCAACACTTGTGCGGATCTGTAGCACTTACGCTCCGGCGGGCGATGTTTCGTCACGTGGGACAGCACCCGGACTTCGCCTGGTCTGTCCCTCGGCGGCAGGTTGTCATTACCCCAAAGGTTGCGCTGGATCGCGTCGTACCTCGCGGCCTTCTGGCGATCCCCTTGCGGGTCATAGGGCTCCGACTCCCGCACTCCCGCATCTCCGCACACGAAGTATATCATCGCGCATATGCCTCGCCACGCCAATCTCCCGTTTCATCTGTATGTGCATGTGTGCAACACAGCCCTCGGGCCGACGATGCCCGCCGGCACGACACGCGGCATCTGGCACGCGATCTACGCCCGCCCCGGCCAGATCGTGATGGCGCACGTCCTGCTCGAGACGGGCGCGGAATGGTGCGGAATCCCGCTCCATAAACTCGCGCACGATCCAAAGGCGTTCGAGCAACGTCCGATCTTGGGCTGCGCTCGAATGAGCGACCTCCAGCCTTGGGGCGCGATGGGCGATCACCTCGAGGCGCTGCACCTCGAGTACCTCGAGGGGCTGTCCGTGATGGGAACCAGCGCCGAGCGCGGGTTCTGTGGGGTGCATACCGGGATCGTCATTGACTGGAGTGACGGGTTCAGTCGTTACCCGCAGGAACACAAGCCCCTGAATCTCATCGAGCGCACGGACGGCAGTTACCTGCTCTTCCCCAACAACTACTGCCGCTTCCTCGACAAGCATTTCACGTCGTGCAAGCGCGACGGCGACCTCGCCAGATACCGCCGAGGCGAGGACGTGTACTGGGGTGAATAGTGATCGAACGTACACGTCGCAATAACGTGTACGCAACTTCCACTTTCTTGAACATTACTGCTCGCGCCTGTACCCGAGCTTCCACAGCAAACGCGACAGGTCGTTGGCGAGGTCGGTCACGGCCTGCTCGTCAAGCTCTGGCCGGCAGCAGTGAATCGCCTCGTGGAGCGTGGTATCTAAACGCTCCTCTTCGCTCTGCCATGTGGCAACGCGCAGCATGCGCCCAGCCGCCTTGCCGGGATCGACCATGTTCCCGTAGTCGTGCAGGTTCGGGCTAAACCGCAGCGTCCAATACTTGCCGCCGAGTCGGACGCGCATAGGTGCCTCACTTGAATCCGCGCTTCATCGCTTTCCACGCTGACGCGCTGACGGTTGACTTCGACTTCGGGCGGCTGGTGCCGGCGGCCCGCCGTGCGTTGATGTTCGCGTACAGGCCGCGTGCCTTCTTCTTCGCCATGTTCAGCCCCTCGAGGTTCTGCCGCTGCACTTCCACTTCGCACGCGAGAGCCGCAGCGGGCTGTTTGGGTTGCGTGCCGCCGCCGGGCTGCGCTGCATGATTCCCCACGATCTAGCACAGAACGCATCACCCTTGGCGGTCCCCGGCTTGATGCGGTCGCCGCCGCTCTTGGCCTTCCCGGCCTGACCGTAGGAAACCTTGCGAGTACGGCCCGTCTCCGGGTTCCGCACGACCTTCACGAATCGCTTGCCCTTGGCTGGCGTCGGCATGGATGCTCCTGAATCTGTCCTTCTGAAACGGTCAATTACTGCGCTTCACGGACCTCGCAGCGCAGCGTACGGCTAGCGACCCCGTTCTTGCGAAGGTTGTCCATCCAGAACCGCAGCCACAGCGCACCTTTCGGCTTCGGTGGCATGCCCTTCTCAACGGCCCACCCATTCTGCTCGCTGAACTCGTCCTTGTACCCAGGGCTTCGGACGTGCAGCACGCGGTCGAGGTAGGGTCGACCTTGCAGGGTCAGTCGCGCCCGCTGGATCGGCATGATCCACTCGTCGTGGGTATGGCCTGTCCAGATCACGTCGGCGTCCGGCAGATAGACCGCCATGCGTGAGGTCTGGATTGTGCCGCGGGTGACGGGCCCGCCGCCGCCGTAGCCGTGGTGCATATACATCACGACGCTGTTCCCGAAGATTTGCCGGCGGTTCTTGTGCCTCACAAGGAACCGCACCCAGTTTGCATAACTGCCTGCATATGCACGGCAGTCCTTGTTCCGGGCCTTGAGCGCCTCGACTAGGCGCTCGTTCATGTCTGTTTCGTGCCGCTTGCGAACCGCGGTTTCGTGGTTGCCAGGTGCAAACAGAAGCGCCATGTCTGCCCACGGCGCGAGGTAGTCGGCGGTTGTATTGATGACCGCATCAAGGTATCGCCCCTCGCGGTGCTCGGGCCGGCAGGCCGAAGTGTCACTGCGCGGGTCCCATTTTCCCTGTAAAAGGCACAGGAAATCGCCGTTCGAGAGCCACTTCGCATTGCGCTCCCGGCACTGGC